GGGCTTGCCGGAGACGCCGAGGGTGACCGTGGCGACGGCGACGGAGTCCACGGAACCGCCGATCGCACCCGGCGTGATGATGACCGTCGCGGTGAACGAAGGGCCGCCTGCCTTGGGAACGAAGGTCATCTCGACGGACTCGCCCTCGTTCTCGAACAGGTACACGGAGAGGCTGTTCGCCGTGCTCCAGTCCTGCGCGTAGGCGAGCGTGCAGGTCCAGGTGGCGGTAGTGCCGAAGCTGTGCACGCTGGTGGGCGTGAGGCCCTTCCAGGTGACGGTAGAGGCAGACGGCACGAATTCGACCTGTGACACGTGTGCCTGGTAGTCGTCCGCGCCGACGGTGAGCGTCACGTCGTTGAGGACGATGGGCTCGACGGTGATGGTGGCCATGGTGGGTTACTCCTCGGTGAAGTTGATCGGGAACGAGAGGGTGATCTGCCAGCACGGCAGCTCCGTATTGGGGAAGGTGCCTGGCGTGGCTTCGGCGCCCTGGCCCGCTCGGTTGCGGAACAGGCCCGGCAGCAGCTCGAGCAGAGCGTCGTCGAGGGCGTCGGCGGTCGCCTTCGCGTCCTGCATGGCGGGGTGCAGGAGGAAGAACGCAGCGTCGACCGCGAGGGCGCCGAACGTCGCACCGGGGCGGATGGTGCGGATGTCGCACATGACGATGGGGCGCTGAATGTCGCCGGGGTTCTCCGTGTAGTCGACCGCGTCCCAGCCCTCGGGGATGTAGTCGCTGAGCGACGCGAGGATGTCTGCACGCCAGCTCATCCGACCGACCCTCCGAACACGGTGCGCGGGCGCAGCCGCTGCTTGATCGACCAGTCCAGCGGGAACACGGTGAGAGCAAAGCCCTCGCCGTCTGCGCCGATCCCGGCCGACGGGTTCACGGTCGCCGCATTCCAGACGTTGCGCGCGTGCTGACGCTGAGCCCACCTGTAGCCCTCGGGGACGGTCTGCACCTCATAGGGCTCGCCTTCCTCGGGAGTGACAGTTTCGGTGTTCTCAGGGTCCAGCGGAGGGGCGTAGGCGAGGATCTCCAGGCGTGCCACCTCGAGCAGCTCTGCCAGCACCGCGTCGTCTGCGGGCGCGCCGAGCCATGCCGCTCGCGCGGTCTCGGGTGTGTGCCAGGTTGCCATCGCCTACGCCCCGTGGATCAGGCTTCGCCGTCGTCGTAGGTCGCGGTGTCCACCGACACGATCGCGGCCGCGTTGTGCGTGAGCGAGGCCCAGTAGGCGTAGACGGCGGGGTCGATCGAGCCGTTGTGCGGGTCGACGGCGTCCACACGGATCACGCCGGGCTGCGTGTAGAAGGTGATCGCGGGCTTCGCGCCGACGATGACCTTGCCGGTGCCGACGGCGCCGGGGAGCAGCTTGAAGCCCTCCATCTCGCCGGAGGTGAGGCCGAAGCCTGCCTGGAGGTAGGCGAGCACGTCGTTCTTGCCGGTCAGCACGATGTCACGCCACAGCTCGGCGGAGACGATGCCGAAGGTCGGCAGGTTGTCGGTGGCGATCACGCCGAGGGCGGCATCGACGATTCCGGCGAGACCGACAGGGTAGGGCTCCGAACCGGCGTAGAGGATGCTCGAGACCGTCTTCGCGGTCGCCGCGCCGGTGATCGCGGCGAGCGCCTTGGCGTCGATCTTGCGCGCCACGTCCTCGGTCTGGAGGCGGAAGTAGGACTCGATGACGCCCTGGTCGCCGAAGTCCTGGAAGCGGCGGTCGATCTTGTGTCCGCCGGCGATGCGCTGCGCGGTGGTGGTCACGGGCTCGGTGTCGACGGCCGCGCTCGGCACCTCGGACACGTTGCCCGAGTAGTCGCCGACAACAGGCTCGGTCGTCCAGCGCCAGCCGTCCACCTTGAAGCTGGTGAGCGTGCCCTGGTTCAGCAGCGGAACGAACTTCTGCTCGTAGGGCTGCCGCTTCCAGAGTTCGCCGACGTAGCCGGGCTGCTGCACGTCGGCGCCAATGGTGACGGTCGACGGGCCGGAGTGCTGGATGTTCGCGATCGCGAACAGGGCACTGCGGTCGCCCGTGCGCTCGGCGGTGGCGATCGCGGCGAACAGGCCGCTCGCGCTGGTGTCGACGGTTCCTTCGTTGCCCGCGGGGCTAGCGACGCCCTCGGGCAGAGTCGCGATATCGGTCACGACTTCCTCCTTGTCTGCGGTCTCGGCCGCATCGTTGTCCGCGTCGGGCGTTTCCTCGGCGGGGGTTTCGGTGTCTTCATCCGCGACGCTCTCGGCGAGAGCGAAGAGTGCCGCGGAAGCGAATGCGCCCTCGGTGACGAGGGCTGCGCCGGTGAGGCGGGCGCGCGTGCGGTCGGCGGCGAACCGCACTTCGGCGCTGAGCTTGCGGAGGTTCTCGCGCTGGCGGGCGAGCCAGTCGTCGGCCTCGTCGGTATCGGCGAGCTGGAACTCTGCGACGACGCCGCGCTCGGTCTTCTCGAGCACGGTGGCGCGGCCGACCGGGTCGTGCCGGTCGTGCTCGCGGTTGAGCGTGACCACGGACGGGTCGCGCGGAAGGTCGAGCGTGTCGGCGCTGAACTCGATGTCGGTCTGTCCGGTGCTCGCGGTGCGCGACTTCTCGCCGAACGGGACGAGCAGGCCGCGGAGGGTGCGTGCGTCGGGGTCGTAGGTGAAGTCGCCGAAGGTCTCGAGGTCAGTCATCCGAGGGTTCTCCGTCCGGTGCCTGCTGGGTCTGGTAGGTGATGTCGAAGCGGACGCGCTGNCCGCGGGGCATCACGTCGTCCATCGACAGGCGGTGCTCGAGCGGNGCGGTCCAGTAGCGNANNGTCTGCTCGTGGAACGACGAGCGCTGCCCCTCGGCGGTCGTGTAGGTGAGGGAGGCGGTGGCCGTCGATCCGTCGAGCAGGGAAGCGGGGATGTTGGTCTGGTTGGCGATGTCCAGGCGCACGGCGTTGCGGCCCTGGATGAACATGGCCGAGTCGTCGATCGCGTTCGGGAACTTCGCGGTGATGCCGTAGGGGACGAAGCCGACCGCGGCGCTGTCGGGGTTCTGGCGGGCGGCGCGCCACTTCGCGAGAAGGTCGGCGACCTCGCTCTCGCTGGCGACTTCCTGCTCGGTCTGCTCGAACAGCGTCGGCGGGATGGGGGTGCGCACGCGCGCCTGCCATGCGCGCTCGATCGCGCGGGCTCCGCGGATCGTGCCTGCGGCCGTCTGAAGCAGGCCCTCGCCGGGGCCGGGGATGATGACCACTTCGTTGGCCGGGGCGGGCTTGTTGTCAACGAGGACGCGGCCGCTCGCGTCCACGTCCCATCGGTGCTTGGGCACGCGGACGAAGTCGATCGGGTAGCCGTCGGCGCCGTTCTGCCGCGCCCACAGGCTGACGCCGTAAAACAGGAAGTCGTCGAGGGTCGCGGCGAGGCGGTGCCACGGGCTGAGCGGGCCGCTGGTGCGGTACGTCCAGGTCGGCTGCGTGGCCAGGCGCTCCTGCCCGCGGTAGGCGACGAGGGGGAGGTCGGCGACAGCGCCGACGATCAGTGCGCGTGCCCGCGAGACGGCCGGGACTTGGAGGGCCGTCTCGCGGGTGACCACGGACTCGTCAGGACTGAAGTGCTCCTGCCACGCGAGCATGGCGATGTTGGAGCTGTCCGACCAGGGGGAGACGAGAGCTGATCCGATCGCAGGGGCAACGGGCTGCGGTGTCCGCGATGTCAGAAAGCTCCAGAGTCCCATTCCTTCCACGCTATTTCGCTAAATGTCACATTCAGCGGGGTGTTGCTGGGCAGACTGCTAAAGGTCGGCGTTGAGTGCGCGGGCGTCGACCTTGACGGCTGTGCGGAGGAATTGGTCGTCATACGCCTTCAGTGCGAGCGCCCACGCCTCCAGCGGTGTCGGGTCGTCCTCGGCGAGCACGCGACCGAAGCTGAATCCACCGACGCCGATCTTGCGAGCGACTGCGGTACGTGCGGCCTCGTTCATCTGGCCTTGGTTGTAGTGGACCGCGTTGCCTTCGTGAACGTCCCGCACCAGGAGAGCGGCGGCGGTCTTCACGTCGTTGGCGGTGGCGGGCAGCAGCTTCGGCTTGGGGCGTGCGCGCTCGAGGTGCTCGGCGATGGTCCGCGCGAACCCGAAGTGCGGGTCGTAGGCGGTGGCCATGCCGTACTTGCCGAACAGCTCCTGGAGGCGGCCGGGGACGGCGGTGTACTCGGTGAGGGTGTCCAGCAGCAGCCCGTGCGCTTTGCCCGCGGTGTCGCGCCACGCGGCCACGATGCTCGCTCGCGGCAGTTCGGCGTGGACCGCGTAGGCGAGCCCGAACCGCGCGGGCGGGCTCGGCAGCGGGGCGTCAGTGCCCGCGTCGGCCCACTTGTCGGTGCGCAGGATGGTCTTGGCGCCGCCCACGTCGCCGAACACGCCGAGGTACTCGCGGGCGAACCGCGCGGGTCCGAGCTTCAGGTAGCGGGCTCGGATCTTGTCGATCGGCGTCAGCCCTGCCGCCACGCCCGGATGCGTCGCCCACACGAGCG